ATTGGTTTATAATTGTTTATAATTTGTTTAAAATTTTAAAAATTTTTGTTTAATAATTCGGCTGTTTGTTTGTAAAACCAGTCCGAATGTAATGTGTACATGTCTACCATATATTCTTCAGTTAGAAGATTATATGGGACTCGTCTTTCTTTTAATTGCTGTTGCATATAAGACATTTCAGATTGATATTGATCTTCATGTAAAAACATTTCCCGTTGGAAAACATTTAGTTTTCCATACATGACTTCTCTCTCGTCTTTTGAATTATCATACCACATCACCATATTCGTTAATGTTTCTGGATCTAACGGTCCCATCACTCGTCCTAATCTCTTGTGATAGATAAATTTTCTTTTAAGGAAACTTACCTCTCCCAAGCTCATAGAACCTTGAGTAACTTTACGCTTCTTTCCATCGGTATAAGTCATTCCTAAAGATTCAAAATAATTAGCCATGTCTTTTCCGTCTATTTGGACTAGTAAGCCTGGTTTAACTCCACATAGTTTATCATCACCTTGAACAAAGTCAACAAAATTATGAACGAAATCCATAACTATTGGTCGTTGTCCTTCTCGATACGACATTCTCGCGTACAAGCCGGCTGTGTAACATCTATTAATTATACTATTAAATAGATTTGTAATCCACATTCCTGATAATATTCCATGTGTTTTTAAATAAACTTTATCCTTCATTAAAACCCAACTACGTATTGACAACTCCAAGAAAAATTCTAGCTTAGCTTTTTCTTTAACGCTCCCTAAAAACTTCTTTAAGACTTGTTCGTTTACTGCGTGTTGTATTTCACTAGATAAGCTAGCATCCCATTCTCCTACATCGCCGTCCCACACGTACTTACACTTAACTAATTCGTCATAGATTTGTTGCCAATCTTTATATGGATTAATTCCAATGGCTACATAATTGTGCCACTTGTTGTTAGCTATATTCATAAAAAGACCACCTAAATATTTCTTTAAATAGTACTGACATAATACCGTATCAACTCCAAATGTGCGAGGCTTATTTACTTTGTGTAATAACCTCAACTCATCTTTCATAGTGTGATATTGCAGTATATCAGAAAGATCTATTTTGCCTGCATCAAATTCTATCTCAAACGCTTCAATACGATGTTTCATAACTGGTGTTAATTCTCCTGTTTCAAAATTAAAATAGTCCTCTTTATTTCCTGGCCACGCATACCCATTAACTGATTTGTTATTTATCCCTGATAACATATCATCGCCTTTTATTACCTGATAATCAGATATAGGTTCAAATGGTGTTATAAGGGTATCTAAATACTGGTTAATGAATTCAAGTTCCTCTTCAGGAACCTTTGTGACCGGAATATGAACTCGTTTAGCTCGTTCTACTAAGGTATTATCTCCCATTCCTTTCATATTTGCTGGTTCTTTAGTTATGGGGTAGATACCGTGTAACTTTGAAGGTACTATCGAACTCTTATGTGGGGGCTCATGATAGTAGTCTGTTTTAATTCTCATTCCAGAAAAGTTACTTTCTTTAACTTGCTTGATTTCAAAATTTACATTAAATTTTGTGTCATCCTTTAAGTACTCATAGATGTTAGATAAATTGCGTTGACTAAAAATCATACTGACACCCGTTTCTCCGTCTCCAGCTACATGCATACCTATAACTCCGTATTGCGAATCAACTAACATTGATCCACATAATCCAGGGCTACTGATAGAATATAGTAAGGGCCTTTCAACCACGTGCTCCCCCAATGGTGAAGTGTATTTAACACTTGATTCATTGGCTACGACACTGCCTTTTAAAGGTACAATACCCACACTTGTTACCAAGTGTAAATTATTGTACGCACGATCTGAACGGTATCTGAAAAAGTGCGAATAATTTTTAAATGGGGTTAAAAACTTAGTAGGAAAACTAATAACACAAATATCAGAAGTTTTATCAAAGAATTCAACTGTAAATGGAACCAAATCTAATGCTTTCCTTCTATGCTCCCAATCTTGATCAGTTAAATATATAGAACAGACTTTTTCGGCATTGACCACTGTATGGTAAGGTAGTACGGCTTTATGCCCACTCACTATACAATGGCAGTTGTCCTCACGTCCGTTTTTATACATCGAAATAATACAAGTTTGCTTCTTAATAGCTTCTAAAACAGTGGAAGTTGTACCATTTTCAGCAGATAGAATAACATTACCATGTGTAATCATTGGTTTGAGATTCTTACTTAATATGGCTTTTCTCCACGAATTAGTTACTTCAAAAACATCATCTTTGGTATCTTGCTTACAAAAACAATAAATTCCATAAAATGTTGAAAAGACTAATAATAATCCAGCTGACACTCTTACATCCGTGATGGTCTTGTACATCAAATCAGTTAAGGTATCCATACAAAAACTCATAAAATCACTAAACATACTTAACAAATTCTCAGATAATATATCACTTAAAAATGACTCAGCATCCAAGAATTTGTAATAGTCTGCTGTTTCTCTGTAAATCTCTTTCTGACTAGGAGTTAAAGTGACAGTTTCATAAAGATTATGATAATGATTCTCTAAGATTTCAGTTAAAGCTGTTATCCAAGGAACAATATCATCATGACTACCTTTCATTTCCAAAGGAATGCTTGATTTCAAACCCGGTGGCAATTTTGAAACAAAACTACGCTCGTAAATATCATATCTCATATACTTACAGTGAGTTTTGCTCAAAAATTTTATTACATGACCTCTCCGCCATAAAGCTTCGATGTCTGCAATTCCATCAGATTTAGATAATCCATGCAATTCCGAAAACGAATTGGTTGTACATATAACTATCTTACTGTTGAAATATTTAGTATCCTTCAATTCAGCGGAAGCACAATCTAATGGCATCTTAAGAGACGAGACATAATTGATCATCGTTCTCCATTGACTTATTGACTGTTGTCCCACGTCATCCATAACAAATACTTCTTCTTCATTGTAAGAATCGTAAAAATCTCTTCCATCTTCCGTACCTTTAACTATATGTGTATAAGTAGATCTACCAAGGAGTTCCACAACTTTAACAGCTGCTATAGTTTTCATAAATCCTGGTGGACCTTCTAAAACTACACACACTGGTTCTACTCTTGAACATCTCTCATAAGAATCTGCAGCTTTACACATTCTAACAAACTTATCATATACCAATTTAGTTGAAGTGCTACTTCTTAAATAATCTATAAATGTTGAATCATTCTCTATTAATTCTCTCATGACTTTGATATTATTTCTAAACTCAGAGTCTAACATACATCTTTTATCTTTATCCCACTTGTTAATTTGTGTTCTCATATCGTATAAGTACTTTTGCTTAGTTCCTATTACAAATATTTTCCTCACGATGTCTTTTATACACATCGGAATCCAAGAGCACTCATCAATAAATGACATTAAGAAATTGGATATTTCAGTTATAACATCTAATATTAAGTTTGGATGATCTCCTATTTTCTTATTTGTTAGCAATGATAAATTTTTCAGCGTTGACGTTAACTTGGCTGGAAAACCAATCATCGCCAAAGAAAATAAGATTCCATCTAAAGATTGACTTATAAATAATTTAACCCTAGAGTATATTGAAAACACTCTAGCTATAAAACCTAAAAAGTATGTTGGTGTCCAGTTATTATAAGTTCCTGAACTATGCTGAAGCATTAAAGACATCAAATCTAAGATTATAGGTGTAAAATTAGGATCGTGTGTATTTTCTAGAATCGTTCTAGAAACTGACAAAATCTTCGTCGTACAACTATACATATCTTTTAATACAGTTATCAGTCCTTCCGAAGTAAATTTCCTTAGGGCTGATTTTATGTCTTTAGTTAATACATACTTATCTAAACCTTTTATTTTAAAGGCTTTGTCATTAATAACAACCACCTTACCTTTCGAGGTTTTAAATTCATTCTCATTAGCATTCACTAACTTACCGGTTTGCATATCAAACACGAACAAACGTGTTTTATTCCGCAAGCCAATAAGAGTCAAACGATCATACTTTGGTACAATCTTTTGAACTTTTGTTTCATTCTTCAAAGTGGCTAATGATAGGGTTTCAGAACTATCAGATCTGTGGAGAGTAACAGACTCCAACTGTGGTACAAATTGATTTAAATCCATAAGTAACCAGGGAATATTAGCTATTTGCTTTGTAAAGTCAGGCACAACCCAAAATAATAAACTTAGAGGTTGGTTCTACCACATAACTAAGTTGACTAATTCTTGAACACACTGCGTCAAGTGTGCGGATTTCACTAAACTGAAAACTGTTTTAATAGGGTTACAGAACTATTAGATCTGTGGAGAGGAATAGACTCCAACTATTTAAATTAAATTATATCACAACTTCATGCAACACATAATTAAAATGGCTATTTACATTGTATAGAAGGCACCACCCAAAATTTTCATCTTAAAGTTGGTTCTACCACATATTAAGAAGGACTAAAACTTGAAAGCTTTGCGTCAAAAGCTCGCTCTGCACTAGCCTGCAGAATGACATTAAATTAATAAATAGATAATAAAATCTAGAAATAAATAAATAAATATTTAAAATAATTAATAAAAGTATCTTACGTAAAACTGGTGGGTAAATTAGTATAATAAAACACAGCCGTAGGATTTAATTTGATTTTCGTATAAACACTACTAGAATTAACAAATCCTAATGGATAGTCTAGAGTGTTATTAGGTGCAGCTCCAGCCGTTAAAAAGTCAACGACTGGTGCTACCGTGTGAAAACCAAATCTGGTCTCGTCATCCCATCCGACAAACACATATATAGCTACTGGGTTACCAGTGGTGGAAAAACCTTCGACTATTAAACTCCCTAAATCGGAGATTAATCTTCTTGGATTACCAAAGTTCCACTCACCGTTACCCCAGTAGTTGTATATAGAATTGTGAGGAATGTGTAAATCATAAACGCTCCGAGTCTTTGAAGGTAGCGCATTGTAAACCCATCCATGTGGAAATTCAACAAACGGACCTGAGTGTATCCTACCTACATCAATATCAGTAGCTCCTGAAGAAGAATCTACTGAATTACCTAACATAAATCCACCATAACCAGAGGCTACACTTCCAGAATCTCCATTAACATATAATGGAGGTACATAAGAAATGTGAGCATCTGCAGCAGTAACAACTAACTTAACCTTAACTCCTCCATTCATACCTAAGAACATTCTACTTAGAAAAGCATTAGGAGGATATACAGATAAAATTGAGTTATTCTGTGCGACCAGATCCCTTATAGGAATGATTATTTTGTATGAATCTCCTGCACCTAATGGCGCTGTGAGACGTTGCGTAAACTGCATCCTTCGAAAATAAGGCCTCATATCAAGATTTGGTATTAATCTTTCATATTCAAATACCTTATCCGATAAATTGGTCATATTTTCATTAAGGACAGTATCTACACTAGGCTCATTCATAACTGTTGCTCCTGTGGATTCTGCCACTAGAGCACCTCCTACTAACATAGGATACAATGAATAACCATACAAATTAAAATTTGATTTGCACCTAATGTACAGATTAAACTCTATTGATGTTGGAACATCAGATGCAGCTACTAATGGTTGATGAACGTAGACGTAATAAACACCTACTGAATAACCATTTGCAACCTTGTCAGGAGACATATAAACTAACTCATTTCGACTTACAAAATCTAAGTCTACAGTAAGTGTCTGATTGCCTCCTGAAAATTCTAATAAGGAATTTGGAAGGGATCGTAGAGTAACTAAATCGGGGAATTTAGTTAATATTTGGGCTGGAGGAGAATAATATTTAGCTACTGATATTTTCAAACTATGCTTATTAGTCATAGAAGATTGTATCAGTAATTCAATATCTCCTCTCCAAGCTCGGGAACACATAGACAATAACTCTATATTATTGGCTATGGTCTTCCCTGCTAAACAACCTCCTTGATAAGGAGATATAGGACCCGCAAAAATTACAGTTCCTATAGTATTGGAGGTAGATACTGACGCAGAACCAATATATTGTGGTTTGGACAATATATGCGATAACTGCATTTCATCTACATCAGTATGGAAGATGGTATCTCTAGTTAATCGAGAATATGTAGCATTGGGATCTAATTCTTCGTAATAGGTCTCAGTGTCCACTTGATTTGCTGGATTTCTACCAGACATAACCATTCTTCCATTTACCCTAGTATTATTAGGGTTATGTAAACCAGTGTAGGCTTTAATTGTGCCTCTAATATTATCTATAAAATCACTAGTTACATACTTCGTAGCAGTTGCTACGGAATCTAATGTCTTAGACACTAGAGGAGCCACAAAGGACTCGGCAACGAATGAGGGTAAATCATCCGCTGCGGGAGGAGTAAGGAAAACAGGAGCTCCAGGTTGTAAACCATAAACTTCAAATTTCTTTATTTCTAATTGAACCATAACATTTAGTGTGGTACTTGATCCAGCACCAGTTGCTAACGGGTTCAAAACAAATAAAATTAAAGTTGCATAATTTACACTCTGCGGATACGATAAATCTATTAACGTATCAGCCCCTGTTTGTAAATCTAAAGATAAATAATCTGAGGGAACATAGAAGGGAACTTCTATGCAAGCTGAGGTAGCTTCATTGGCCCCCAAAAACGCATGGGGGCAAGAAAGAAGAGTATTGATCTTAAGGGGAGCGGCAGTAGTTACAAAGGAACGGGCTACATTAGCAGGCACAACGGCAGCTACCAATATACCTTGATGAACAAGTGTTCCTGTGATTGATACATAGACACAAGCATGCGCTCTAAAAAACGCATATGACTTCAAAGTATTAACTAAATTAGCATTCAATACCAAAGCGGATTGAATGAGATCTAGTTTTCCTAAGCTAGTAAACCTAGCCTGTGTTGTTGGCCAGGCGTAACTCGCTAGTGCCAATGGTCTTTCTATAAGTGGGCCTAACTCGAATCTTAATTCTTCTTTCGCGCTACGAACAGTGGGAAATTTATCATAAATAAATTTTTGAGAAGTTTTACTTCTCGTTTGTATTTCGCTTAAATGTTTCTTTGTTATAAGTTCCATGATAAATCCTAAAAACTTTACTATTATCATCTGTAAAGTAGTTACTGTCACTATTAATATAATTAGACGTTGGCGCTTTCGTGACAAAGCTTAAACCTTTATTGTTTAACTATAATGATATAATATATGCATGCTAATACATGC